GAATGTCCAGAATAAACTGTTATTGATTTATTAAACTCTATGCTGTCAATCTTTGGTTCTTTATATTTTCCAGCAAACCATGGAGATCCTTCAATTTTTGATTTAAATCCTTTAAAGAATACGTTCTTTGCTTGTTGTGCGTTTACTGCAACGTTAATTAAATCTATTGCATCGTTCGATGGTTTCCCAAAATACCTCGATGGATCTTTGAGGCATAAAAGTTTATAGACAATATAAGCACAGCCAATGGTAGAAGTATGGTCTTTGCCACTACCTTTTCCACACATAAGAATAACTTCTTGTTTAGTGTATTTTTTGTAATGTTCATCTCCGTTTTCCTTTCCTAGCCATCTTTCAACGTCTTCTTTTTTATAGATCTGACTCATGCATTCTACAAGTGTATATTGATATTCAGAAAGTTCTGGTTGATTTAAATAGTCTTTACCTGTAACAAATGTTTTAACATCTACTGGAAATTCTAAAAAAGGACTTTCATCTAGTGCTTCTATAAAATCACTAAAATCAATCGTTGTCAATTACAATCACCTCAGTTTGAATTTCAGAGAGACGTTTCATTATCTCTTCTCTAATTTCTGGATGGCTTGAAGCAATGTCTTTTAATATCTTTATTAATATGTCATGCTTTCTTTCCATTTCAATAATCTGTTCTGCTATTTCTTTATTATCTAACAACCCCGCTTTTTGCAGCATCTCAAGTCTTTTGCTTTCAATATCTGCTATCAGTTTGATAGCGGTTGTCTTTGCTGTTAAATTTGCACTAGAATCTGCAGCATCTATAACTTCATATGTTTTTCTAATTAAAGATGAATAGTGTTGGTCTGCTCCAGCAAGTGCTTCTTTTGCTCTTGCGTGAATTGCTTGATTGTTTGAAGCCATGGAACGCCAGTCATTAAGCAATGCCATAACTCTTGGACGTGGAATATCTAATGTATTTGAAATTTGAGAAGCGTCAAGACCCTTAAGGTACTCAGAAGCAACTTGGTTTACAAGGTCTAAGTGCTTTACTAAATCATCTGTTGTCATTTAATGTCCTTAATAGTACAAGATATCCAATAAGATCTAGAATAGTATCCTCAGACGCATACTCTTTACCTTTATGTATTCTATTAAGTTTATCATCAATACGAATATACAGTTGTTCTTTTGGATCTGATTTACTAAATATATTAATAGGATGACTATATGAACTACCATATGAGGTATTCTTAGTTATTAATAACTCTGCTATATCAAGACATTCTTCTAATATCTTTCTACCCGCAGGAGCCTGAGTGGATATATCTTTAACAAAGTTTAGTCTATCTTGAATTTGTTTTTCAGGATTTATTTTAGGATATTCTGCCATTTTTACCTCTTTGACTTTCTAAGACCAAACTTGGCAAGATATACGTATATAGTTTCAACAGATGCTCCGCACTCTTTTGCAATTTGCTCTGGACTTTTTTTATCCATAACATATCTTTTTTTCAACCATGCCTCACTTGTATATAGTTTCATTGTACTCCTAGCCTTGCCTTTTGTCAACATTTTTTGGTTCTTGTGCAAGTTTATTCCAGTTCTTACTTGCGTACCATCCAATAGCAACTGAATCAGCAACGTCATCATCGTCTATGTTTGTGTCAAAATTCATGTTTACAAAACTTATAGTCCTTGCTTTTCTAAATTCTCTTTCTTTTTGTTTATACCAAGAAAATGAATGACCAGGATTAGCATCTCTAATAATTTGTTTTTCATCTTTATTTAATTTTTTATTACCAATCCAATTTTGCCAAGCAACAGGTGAACAGGAAACAACTGATCTATTTCCAGAAGTTTGAGCAGATCCTATAATTGCACCCTGCACTAAGGATAAATTCATAGCAGTTTTTTGAGAGTTAGTATATATTGCAGACTCTATTACTACGGCGTCAATATCAAAATCTTTTAAAAATGGTACAAGTTTTCTACAAGCATCTCCTGCTTTTTCGTATACGTTCGTACCAGAAAAATTTATCTTTCCATATTTAACTAAAACTTCATCTTTAAAAATAGAAAAAGCCATTGAGTTTGTTGAAGCATCTATTGCAAATATAGATTTTGGATAACCTATAAATAATAATTTATTTTTTTTCATAATCAAAATAATCCTTTATGTCTTTAATAAATTTATCTACCTTCTTGTTATTTACTAAACAGTTATTGCAAAATGTGTCATCATTATAAATACTTAACAATATTCCACATCCTCCAGCACATCTTCGTTCTTTACCAACTCTGTTTTTAAACTTAGTTACCTGATATCTTTGTGAAATTTTATGCTTTGTTGAATTTATTCGACAGTCAGCAGAACAATAAATTTGATTTTTACTCATTGTGGCAAATTCATTTTCGCACCACTGACATGTTTTTGTCATCCAAGATCTTTCCTAGGCTCTATTTTAATATCTCCAACAGGCTTTGTTTGACATACTTTAAAGAAATCACAACCCTTACATATTTTGTTTTCATATTTATTTCTAAATGGGTTTTCTGGAAGTTGTTTATCATCAAATGCTTTCTGAGTCATATTCATCCAATTATAAAGATATTTCATAAACTCTTTATATTTATCGTTTAAGTTGACTGGAAAAAATTTAATCTCATGAGTATTTTTATTTTCATAAATAAGAAAAGCAAATGCCTTCTTCATAATTTTCATATAGAGTAATAGTTGTTCTATATGATAACTTCTAGGCTTTAGTATTCTTTCATAAGCATCATTATTAACTGTCTTAATTTCAGTAAGTATTTCCATACCGTCAAAACTAATAATTGCATCTGTTTTGCCAGATATGATAGGATTCTCAGTTTTTAATTGATACTCTTTACTTATTAAAATTCCACCATCAGCCATTGCTTGTTGTATTCTTGTATGTCTGTCTGTACCAGAATCCATGTTTGCAACAGAGTACCAGTCATTAGTATTTTCTGCTTCGTTTCCCTCAAACCATAAGTACCACATTCTTGCACATTTTCCAGCACCATAAGTTAGTCCAGATGGTGTAAAGCCAACCCTTTTTTTAAAGGTCATTCCCTTTTTGATCTCATATCCATCTTGAATCTTTTTAATTATTGCTTTTGTATCTATCTTACTTTCTTCTTTAAACTTTTCTTTTTCTGGAACTATCTTAGACATTAATCTTCTAGCCATTAGAATGTCCTTACATTATATTTAAGGGCATCCACTAGTTTGTCTACCGCTTCTCTTGCCGTATAGTAAATATTTTTCTTTGCTCTTTCATCTTTTTTGACATGAGAATACCATGATGCTAGCATTGCAAACTTTGCTGAGTATGCTTGTAACTGTGTGATAGATATTGTTGCTTTTGCTGGTGGGATATCTGGATTAGCAATTAGTTTAGCAATCATAACTAAGGCTTTTGTTAACTCTTCATCTTGCATATATTCTGATATCTCATTAAACTGAGTTACCTTATTTAATAAATCTGCTGTATTATCCATTGCTCTCTCTTAACTGTTCGAATACTTCCCACTCTATTATAGCAAGACGTACCTTTTTGTTTCCTTCTCCAAGAACTACCATTAGTACTGGATCTTTTTTTCTATCAACACTCATTGTATCCGAAACTATTTTAGCCCAAGAGTCTCTACTAACAGAGTATGATTTAGAGTATTCTTTAACGTCTACAACAAACTTATCTAATGATCCATCTGCTTTTACTGGACCTCTTCCAGAGTTGATGTGTTGTTTTGCACCAATACGTTTAAGTTCTCCTCTTTCACTCATTAGTACCCCTTTGTATTAAAATTAACCTTAGACATATGTTTTTCTAAACACATCCATGTTAACTCTCTAGTTTCTTTATACATCCTTGCCTTTTCTACTATTACTTTACATGTGTGGCAAACAAACTTGCCATTGTATAAAGTATATTTGTTATTATAGTTTTGATTCAAGTTCTTTTAATTTTTCTGGATTTTGTTTTAAATATTCTATTACCTTTGCCCTACCCTGTAGTCTTTCTCCAAAAACTGTGTACCATGCTCCACCCTTTTCAATGATACCAACTAGTTCTGCTGTGTCTACAAGATCAGCAACCTTATCTATACCAACTTCATCGGTATCAAAATAAAAATCATAAGAACCACTAACAAACGCTGGACCAGTTTTATTAAAATCAACATGCCAGTTTACAATTCTTCCTACCTTTGATTCAATAATTTTATCTCCTACTGTGGTCTTTCCTTTAATCGCTTGATTATCTGATTCGCTTGACCATAGTTTTACTACTGTGCTTGAAAAGAATTTAACTGCTTGTCCACCAGTTGGCATATGAGATGCATACATTGCACCAATGTTATTTCTTTGTTGAGATATTAATACAAGCAATGTTTTATTCTCTTGGTTGTTAGCATAGTTTAACATTTTAACTGCATTTGTCATATCTTTTGCCTCAGCACCAATTTGTTTTGTATTTTCTAATTGTTTTAATTCTGCTGAATCTTTTTCAAAATATATTGCAGGTAGTAATGCTGATATTGAATCTACAATTAAAACATCTACCTTTGCTTTCATTAATTGTGTTGCAACATCCACCATGTCATTGATAGTTCTTGCTTCTGAATAGATTAACTTGTCTGTATCTACTCCAAGTTTTTTAGCCCACTCAGGATCAAATGATTGTTCTGCATCAATCCATGCACAAAGTTTTCCATCTTTCTGTGCTTCACCTATCATTTGCAAACAAAATGAAGACTTACCTGCTGACTTATTTCCCCAAACAAGAATCTGTCTACCGTATCCAAATCCACCTTTAAGTGCATTGTTTAAACTAGGACTTGGTGTTTTTTGTTTTACTATTTCAACATCTGTTGCATTACTTAATCTTTTTCTTAGACTTGGTTCTAGTTGTGAAAGAAATTCTTCTGTTGATATTCCTTGTATTTTATTAACCATTTACTACCTCTCTTAGGATCTCTGTACCATCTTTGGTTACTTCAAATGTCATCTTCTTTGCTTTGCCAGGCTCACACTTCATAAATCCTTCTGAAAACTTTGTTGGGAATATAACAATAGATCTCATATCTCTATTAACATCAGCAACAATCATGTTTGCCATTTTCTTTCCAGTTTTTGTAACTCTTGGTTTAAATGATAGCACATAATGCTCTTCTTGTCCATATGGAAGAGTTTTATAATTTAAAAATTTAATCAATGGATTATCTAAAGAATTTTTAGCATCTTCTACAGGAATTGCTTCCATTATTCTATTGCTTGCTACCGCTAATATGTATGTCTTTCCAGGTTCAACCTTGGTTTCTTCATCGTCAAATATTCCAACAAGTCCAGTAGCATCCATTAATTCTACTCTAGACCAACCTTTTCCTCTTTTAATATTCTTAACTACACCCATAAGGATAAATACTCCAGTTTCTTCAAAGTCTTCTACGTCATTAATATATGCGTAGTAATGTTGTGGAACCGTAGTTTTAAATTCTGGAAGATTAAGATACTCATACAAGTTTTCCCTGATCTCAGACTCATCTCTTAGGTTATCTGGGAAAGTTAAAGCACCTACTGCATCGAGTGCTGAAAGTGCTCTTGAGTTAACACCACTACCTTTTTTGAATACAAAGTCATAGAATTCTTGATATGTTTTAAAAGGTCTCTTATTTATAATCTTAGATGATATACCATCTGATATCCATTTAATAGCAGATAGTCCTATTCTTATTCCCTTACCCTCAATTTTAAAATCACTATCTGATTCATTGATATGAGGCAACTTTAAAGAAATTCCCATACGTTTGGTTTCAATTAAATATTCAGTTCTAGTATCTTTATCTTGTTCGTTTTTTAATAATGAATACATGAACTCTATTGGATAGTAATACTTTAGCCAAGCAGTCCAATACGAGAGCATTGAGTACGCAACAGCGTGTGACTTATTGAATGAGTAGCCTGCGTGAGCCTCAAAATCATGCCATAGGCCCTCTGCTTTGAATGGGGTGATATGTTTTGATGCACCAACAACAAACCTGTCTTTAAACTCGTCAAATTCCTTTGCGTCTTTTTTCTTACCAATAATTTTACGGACCTTGTCTGCTTCGGCCATTGACATACCACCAAGGTATACACAAGCCTGCATTACTTGTTCCTGATACAAGATACATCCGTAAGTATCTTTTGTAAATTGTTGCATTATTGGATGTACAAATTCTGTTAATGCCTTTCCATGTTTTCTAGCAATATATGTTTTACCAATTGTATTCATTGCACCTGGTCTAACTAATGCGTTTGATGCCGCTAACTCATCTAAATTTCCAACACCCATTTTGACAAGTAAGTTTGTATATGGTGTTGCTTCGCACTGAAATACTCCCTTTGTTCTTCCATCTGAAAGCATTTCATAAACTTTTTTATCATCTAGATCTATATCTTTTAAGATAATATCTATCTTATGTCTTTGTTTAATAATCTTAATAGTATCGTCAATAACAGTTAAAGTTTTTAATCCTAGAACGTCTAACTTAATTAGCCCAATATCAGCAGCCTCGTTCATGTCAACAGCGACCACAGGAATTCTTTCCTTTGTTCCTGGAGCAGTTCTAGTTTCCATTGGTGCGTACTTAAATATAGGTTCCTTGGCAGTAACTACACCAGCAGCATGAATACCAGTGCCACGGATACGTCCTCTAAGTTGTTCTCCGTATTTAATTACATCTGGATACTTTAGTCTAAACCATTGTGCTGATTTTGAATTAGTAAAATCATCCCAGTCGTCAACTGTTTTTAAAACTTTATTAACTTCAGATAGTGGTATGTTGAAAGCCCTAGACACATCTCTTACAATACCCTTACCCCTAAATTCTAAAAATGTAGCAATAGAAGCAACATTCTCATACTCTGTTTCTAAATAAGTTTTTAGTTCATCACGTCTTGAATCTGCGATGTCAGAATCAATATCTGGAAAATCATTTCTTTCTGGGTTAACGAATCTAAAAAACAATAGTCCATACTTAATGGGATCAACATCTGTAATGCCAAGTGCGTAGCAGACTAATGATCCCGCTGCTGAGCCACGACCTGGTCCAACCAAGATGCCTTGAGACTTAGCCCAGTTCAACATATTACTTACAATCAAAAAGTATGGAGAAAAGTTTTTATCTCTAATAATATCTAGTTCTTCTTGCATTCTTTCTTTATATTCTGGAATATCATATAATTCTTTTTCTACCATGCCCTTTAAAACTAAATCAACAAGTCCTTGATGAGGATCATCTATTTTTGTGGGTAGCAAATCTAATCCAGATTTAATATCATAATCTTCTATCTTATCTACTATATCTAAAGTATTAGTATATATATCTTCTCTAGTTATACCCTGCATATTCATGGCTTGTTTCATTTCGTCATAAGATAATAAATGTATATCAAATGTTCTAAATGACATTTGACGGCCCTCACCGTATAGATAATCAAGTTTTTTCATAGGGTCACTTATCTTTTGTGACTTTTCAAACTTAGCATCTTTGTCTAACTTTGCATGTGTATTTAAAAGAAGCATAATTTCTTGAATTACCTTCTGGTCGGGGTGTGAGTGATGGCAATCTGGAGTAACAATTACTTTTATGTCCATACTATCTGCTAGACTTAGAAGTTCATGATTTATCTCACGACTATTGTGTGGCATTATTTCCACATAAAAATCATCACCGAAGGTGTTCTTAAACCAAGTCAAGTGCTTTTTAGCAACGGCATATTCATTAAACTCAAGAGCCTTATTGATCATGCCGCTAGGGCAAGCGGTAGAAACAATTAATCCTTCTTTATACTTTCCTAGTATTTCAAAATCTATTCTAGGCTTTCTATAAAATCCTTCTGTCCATGCTAATTCATTTAGTTTATTTAAATTTTCTAAACCCTTTTGATTCTTTGCAAGGATAACTATATGATTATAAACTAAGTCTAGTGGATCTCCTGCTCTTTCTAACTTATCTCTTTTATCAAATCTATTAGTAGTAATATATCCTTCTATACCAAGTATTGGCTTTATACCCTCTGCTTTTGCTGCACGATACATTGGACGATGTCCAGATAGTGCACCATGATCTGTAATTGCAATTGCAGGCATTCCTAGACTTTTTGCACGCTTACAGTATTCTTCTGGTGTAGCAACTCCGTCCATAAGTGAGTAGTGCGTATGAACGTGTAGTGGTGCGTAATTCAAATTATTCCTTAATATAGTGGGGGAGATATTTCACTCCCCCGATTATTTTACCAATCAACAGATGTTGATGTTGCCTGATTACTAAATCCAATATAGAAATTTTCTTGTTCTGCATATGGAACTTCTCTAACAACCTTTTCTAAATTAGGATATTCATAAGTACCCCAATTGAATGGTTCTGAGTCTTGTTTTTGTGGAAGCAGTACATAGTTTGTTTCTGTTCCTTTTCCATTGCGTTTTAACTTCCAAGTCATATTTGAAAGACTTGGTGAGTCTGAAGCAAATTCTCTAATCGTATTAAATGTAGCAGCCTTACTTACACCCATACTCCAAACTGCAACATGCGGTGCGTCAATTGCGTTATCAACTAAGACGTTGCAATAAAAACGAAGACGTGCTCTCCATCCACTCTTTGGATCTTTTCTAAACATTTCACAACCAAAACAACGACCTTGTGTATCTGTTGTGCAAGCAGATTTACGTTTATAGTCATCTGGATTTGAATGTTCACTTATTACAATTGCAAGACCACGTTTTTCATCATAAGTTGGTGAGTCTGCATCTAATTCACTGATGAATCTAATTTGAGCACTTTGCCCATCATCTAATTTTAACCATGTTACTTTTTCACCTGAAACATTTGATTTTGGTTTATCAATAATTGCTTCAATGTTTTTTAGTCCTTTAATAATTGCCATTATTTCTCCTTAGTAATTGCCCTGTATATGAGCGATAATCTATTGTAGCATAGAGGATAGCAGGTCGTCAAATCTATCAATAAACTTTTTTAAGTCTTCATCTGATAAATCGGACACATCTTTTACGCCATCTGGAAGTGCTGGTGCTATACATCCTATTCCAAAATATGCAATCATTTTCTTTGACATATTTTGTCCAGCCTCATCATTGTCTCCTAAAACAATTACTTGATTAAAGTATTGCTTTAAAAGTTTTCTTTGTTCTTTTGATATAGTAGCCCCTAGTGTTGCAACAGCATGAACACCAACTTGTTCTAGTCTAATTGCATCAAATGATGACTCTACAACAAAAACTTTATCATATCTCTTTGCCCTGTGTAAATTAAATAATGTTTTACTTTTAGGAAGTCCAGGGGTATTCTTAAATACTTTACCCTCTACCGATCTTCCAACAAAACCTAAACATATTCCATCTGGGGAATAAACTGGAATAGTAACCATGTCTTGTTTTTCTGAATAGCCAAGTTTATAAGTTATAACACTATCTTTAGTTATCTTTCTAGATTTATAATAGTTGACGGCCCTAGAAGAATTAAGAGCACTACTATTTAGTTTATCAATAACTGTTAAATCGTATTCTACAAATTCTACTTTTTTATCTAAAGTTTGTTGCAATATTTCTACTAAATTCTTATCATCAGATTTAGAATCTATAAGTCTTGCTGCTTCAAAGTATGATCTTCCACTTGCCTGCATAATTACTTCTGTAAACTCTTTTGTTTCCTGACAGGCAAAGCAATAAAACATTCCATTAGTCTTATGAACTTCTGCCGCAGGTGTTCTTGAGTTGCTGTGAAAAGGACAATAGATAATAAAATCTATATCTACTTCTGAAACAATTTCAATACCAGATGCTAAGAGGCTTCTTCTGATTTGATTTTCTGAATAATATTGGATACTATTGGATTGTTCTTGTCTATTCCTAGTACGCACTTTGCCTTATCCTTTCCAATATAAACTCCGTAGACAGATAGTTCAAATTCAAATGTCTTTCCATTATAACTTATAGTAAAGTCTGTGTCAATATCATATCTTGGAACATATCCTTTATTTCTCATCCCACTAATAAGCATGAATATATATTGATCTTTAAGTCTTAAGATATGAGAGTCGTCAAATATCTCCCCTTTTAGGAAAAATCTTCTAATTCTTTTATGACTATATGACATAACTTAATTATATCAATGTTATTTAAGAACTAGTCTCATTATCTTTGTACATAAATCTACCGCTATCAAAATCAATATCTATCATAAAGTCACCACAAAAACCGTGTCTATTCTTTCTGAATACGCACTCTAAGATACTGCTTCCTGCTGCACGTCCTAGTGCTAATACCCAGTCAGCATCATATGCCAACTGTCTAGACCATGCTACCTGACCTAATGAAGGCACGGTATACATATCAGTAGCATCATCTGGAGTTGCCGATGCAATTGCAACTATTGGAACGTTTGCTGATATTGCAAGGATCTTTAATTCTCTAGATATATTTTTAATTTTTACTACTTCATTATCTGTATAGTTATTTGATTGCATTAATTGAATGTAATCAACAAATACTATATCTGGAGAGTATTGATCTATTTTACCCCGCAAAATTGAGGGAGATACTTCTCCAAGTCCATCGTTAGAAACTATATGAAATGATGGCATTCTTTGTAGATGCTGTTCTCCCCATACTTTAAAAGATTCTGTATCTATAATTCCAGAACTTAGTTTTCTATGAGACCACATTCCTTGACCCATAATTGTATATGCACGATTACGAACTTCTGACTCTGTCATTTCTAGTGAGATGAATAACGGCTTTCTGCCATTCTTCCATGCTTGCACAGCCATAAAAAGTGCCAACCAAGACTTACCGATAGCAGGATAAGCAAGAAGAATACCAAACTGACCAGGAGTAATACCCGCTGGAAGATAGTTATCAAAGCCTGCAAGGCCTGTTTTAATACCGTGAATACCTTTATCATGCATCTCCTTAACGTGCTCATAATATGCAACAGCATCTTCTATGTCAACAGCATCAATATCTCTAATCTCTGCTGTAATTCTTTTTAGATCTGCTGTTTTTGAAATAATACTATTTAATGCTTCAACTGGTTGATTAAGTTTTAATTTATTTGCTGTATCCATTAAGACATTGCTTAGACCAGTTTGTAGGTTTGCAGTTCTTAATTCTTCAAGATGATGCTTGGTTCCACCGATCTCACCGACTGGACTAAAGTCTCTAAATTTTTCTATTACCAAATTAATTGGTGGGACGCTACTATTTTGCTCTTGATAGTTTCTTATAAAATCCCAAATATCTTTGTGTGTTTTAAATAAAGAGTCTGGGTTTGACTGTAATAGTATGTGGATCTGTTTATCTTTTAGTACGGCCGATAATACTTTACTTTCTAATTCTGCCGACATTATTTGTTTAACCATTCTTTTGCTTGTTGTTTTAGGATAGATCTAATTCTATCATCTTCTCTCTTGCCATTCAAGTTTTTATATAACTTGTCTGCATTGTTTGCAAACCATTTCCAACTTGGTGTTTCTGATATTTTAAAATAATAATCTAATAATTCATAACATGTATCAAGTGTGTATGATTCTATTAATGAATCAGCAGCCCACTGTTCAACATGTATATTTATGTTAGAGTCTATGCCCCTATCTATTGCTAGTTTTTTATATCTAGTGATAAGTGCATGGCGTAATTGCTTTTGTGCCACTACTCTAGTTCTTTCTTGGCTTCCTCAATTTTTGTTACAACTTTTGTTTCAATGAATTCATAAATTCTTTCTAGTGCTGCATCTTTATCTTCGCCCTCACGAACGAAATCTGTGCATCCTAAATCAAGTCTTAAACTTTGAAAGTTGCCAAGATTTAATGTATAGCCTAGTGTTACCGATACTGTAGTTTTGTCAGACATTATTACCACGTTTCTTCTGTCCAAACAGGGACGTATTCCCCGCTTTTAGTTCTTGTATATAACATAATAGCATCTCCTATCAAAGAACGCAACTCTTTTTCGGTAGGAATATCTTTTCTAGCATTAATCCTACCGTCTTTTCTAGGTCTGCCTGTATGTATTGTAGCAAGAATTGATCTAATTGTAAATAGGTCATCTTCTGAATAGTAGGCTAATTTTCCAAATACCCTTTTTCCACCAGGTGTAAGTCCTGCTGGTGGGGGTATTAATTCTTTCTTAATCCATCTTTCATACTGAATTCTAGATCTTTTAAATATTTTTAGAGTATTTGTAACTAAGTATGCTCTTTTTCTGTGTTTTTTAAAATCAGAATATAGCATAGTCTGCTCTTTGTCTTTTATAAAGTTATATAGTATGCAAACATTGTTTGCACGATTGTGATGCTCTAGCCTAACAATATCGTTATTTAGAAAAAATATCTTTGAACTAGGCTTTATAGACTGTTTCCAGTCATCTTCAACCTTGACTTCTCTGCTCTCATTATCCATTTTGGAATATCTCCACTACTTTCTGGTTTATTAAAAATCTCTCTTTTCCCACAAACTAAACAGTATATTTCTAAATACTGTTCTGATAAAAATACTCTATCCACAAGCATTCTTCCTGAGCATTTATTGCATTCTAAAATTGCATTATTAACGATACTGGCCATATAATACTTTCTATTGAGGAATGCCTATTGCTATCAGATTAACTGATAGGTTAACTGCACCAGCAACGTTAAATCTAACTACTGCTGTAGCCCCAGAGGTTGTTATGTTTCTTAATGTACATATAGCGTCATCGCCATATTTTGATCCTGAGTTATTAACAATTGTAGCAGTTACAACTGGTGGGAATTTGAAATTAATGCCATATGGTATTGTTATGGTTTCAACAACGTTAGCAGTTGCTTGAGTTGTGGTTAATGGCTGTGTTATTGCAAAAAATTTCATATTACTTGTAGTATCTGTATTTGCATTAACCTTTGATACAGATGTTTGTCTTACCGCAAGCCTATTTTCAATAGAGTTGATTTGATTTACAATAGCATATAGATACTCTGTATCTAGTGGTTGACCACGTTCTGGTAAGTTTATTGCTGCCATAATACCTCCAAGTATATCATGTTAGGCGTTAGTTGTAGTTGTAACCGCTACACCAGTACTATCCACATATGCTGTAGTGGCGGCGGATCCTATGTGGTTTCCAAATGCTCTCATTCCTACTGTGCATGTGCTTGTTATTCTTAATCCCTCAACCGCTACATTAGCACCTTCTTTAAATCCTCTATTTGCAATTATTGAGGTATTTGAAACAGAGTCACTTATATAGATATATCTATCTGTATTATTTGTTTTTTGAGATACATCTTTAATAATATTATTAGATATCATAATTCCAGATGAAGTAGTCCTTACATCTATACCGTCACTATCTACATCTTCAATTCTATTGTTAGAAATTAATCCGTCTGTTACTGTTATGAAAGAAATGCCGTCTGCAATATTTGTGCCACTTTTAGTTATATTTTGTACATGATTATTTGTTACAATGGCTCCGTCAACATTCCATAAAGCAATACCCCAAGCACCATTTTTTCCAGCATTATTTATTATATTATTAGATATAGTTATGTTTTGACTTTGTTGCGGTGCTGGCTGACTTGTTGTAGTGTGATCGGCTGCACCGTCTAATCCAATTGCAATACCACCATATGAGCCAGAAATAATGTTATTAGCAATTATTAAATTTTTATACATTACATAAGTTCTAATTGCAAATTCTGTCATTGCATCAAAGTAGTTATTTATCATTTTTACATTTGTATGGTAATACCCTGCGGTATATGAATGGGTTCCAATACCAGTAGGCCATGAGGTTGTTCCAACTGTTCCAGATGCTCCAAAATAACAACTATCAATAATAACGTCTTCACATGGTGTGTCATCGTATGCACCAAACCAACCAAATACTGCAGCACTCTTTGCTAAATCTATTTGAATTGCTTCTGAGTATCCACGACTTCCAGTGTCTATGTAACCAGTAAATCTACAGTTTTTAATTCTTACATTCTTAGATGAATTTATTTCAATAGCATGATATCCACCTATATTGCTTATAGTCAAATCTTGAATAATAATATCAGTGCCGTGACCTATGCTCATACCCATTGCTGGTGTTGTTGGATAAGCCTGTGCTCTTGACTCCCAAATTCCACCAATAATTCTAATATTACTTTGTCCAGCATAAGCAGAATAACTTGCACCGTAAGCACCATTGGCAATCATTGGTGATGATGAGAATGTTCTAAACATTACAGTCTTTGGTGTTAGTAATAAAGTTGTTCCAGAAAATATTTGTAAAGTTGCCCCAATATTGTATGTTCCTGGTGCTATGTAAACTGTTCCGCCTCCAGATGCACTTGCTGCATTTAAAGCATTTTGAATTTTAGTTGCAGAGTTTGCTTCTCCAGCAACAACTGCATAGTCTCTTACTACGTCATAAAAATTAGTTTGGGCACTTGCTCCAGATGGTAAAGTTGCTGCAAGAAGAACTCTATTGTTTGCGTCATCATATGTTGCTGTTAAGTTTGTATGAAAGGCGTGATCAAAAAGTGGTGAGGCCGCATCTTGAATTTGTTCTGTTGAAACTGCAGCAGATGCTGTTGATGTTAACAAAACTCTATTGCTTATATCATCATATGTAGCAGTTACGTTTGTATGAAAAGCGTGTGCTAGTAAAGGTGCTGCAGCATCTTGTATATCTTCAGTTGTTGGATTAACTGGTGTTGAAAGCAAAATCCTATTGTTTGCATCGTCATATGTTGCTGTTATATTTGTATGAAGGGCATGATCTAAAAGTGGTGCAGCAGCATCCTGTATTTGTTCTGTTGAAACGCTACCAGATCCACCACCACCACTAACTAGAACACCATTAACTGTTAATGTACTTCCTACCACTAAATTATTAACTACAGAAGCACTGCTGGCATTTAGTGTTCCAACACCAATAGTTTTACCAGAAAGATAATTTTGTATACTTGTATTTCTAAATTCTGAAGATGCACTTACATATCTTAAAATATCATCATCTTGAGGGGATACTACTTCTATACCGCCAAGTGAAGATAGCGTTAAGTTAGTATCAATTAAATTATTCCAACCCCTACCTGGAATATATACTTTTGGATATGAACCTGTCATAATGTCATTACCCCAGTGTCGAATATTTTAAAATTATTTAATACACTTGTTGGTAATGGATGAACTGGAAGTTGTCCTACAACACGTAGTGTTGTTGTGGCTCCTTCCTTTATTAATACACTATTGCTATTTACCCTTGAGTAATATTGTAACCCTGTTCCATTTCTATCAATAAATATATCGTATGACTGATCATACAATTCACTTGATAGATTTGCAGTTGATGGTAGTGCTGGTATGGTTATATTGCTATCCCATTCTACTGTAAATGGTCCACTTGCGGTCAATGCTATAAATCTAGGGGCAACTGTAGATGGACTAATTTGTCCAATACTTAATACTTTAAATAATTTTGAATATCTTGATTTAGAGTTATTGTCTATAGATCCAATTCTAAATCTAAGAATATGTGATCCGTCATCATTCGGAGGTGGCAAAGTACCAAGAGGTATAGTAATTTTTGCCATTATGATACTCCAATACCAAACCTGTATTCAATATAATTATTTGTATTTTCTTGTTTTAAAATTGGTTGTCTATCTGTGTTTTCAATTATGCTATATCCAACTAAAGAGTATAAAGGATTTGGAGACGAAATATTATCTAATCTTATACCATCATATACTACGCAATAATCATTGGTTAAATTACCGCTAACCAGCACTGAAGTAAATATTTTAATATAATTAACATTGGCAAATGTAAAGGTAGGATCTTTAACAAAGTCTGAAAGTTTTTTATTAATAACCACATATCTATTTTGATTGCCACTTACTTGAAAATCAGAACTAGTTAATTCCATATTAAGGACTGCTTTTGCTGGAGTGTTTAATGTATTTGAAATGTTGTTTATAAATTGCATAGATATTCTAACCGTAGTAGGTGCTGTATAGTTAAGTGCGGTTTTACTTAATAAACTTAATGCAATTTTAATTCTATCTTCTGAATTATTTTGACTTAAATCAAAGTTTAGTGTTGAGTTTTCAAGGTATGGTGCACTTGCTGCAATATTAAAATCTGATGGTATAAAAGAACTGCTACCACTTATCATTAATGCCTTACTTAGCAGTCTTGGTGGTTCTAGTCTTGAAGTTCTATTTGTGTTGTTGAAAACTGATGCGTCTGAGTTTATAAATTGTGCTTTAATTTGTGTAATGATATCAGATGAACCATTATCAATTGCTGTTTGTTGTATGTTAATAGTGGAACCTGCTCCAGATGAAACATATGACCACTGTTCTGTTGGGGTAAATGTGACTAATAATTTGCTATCATATTTTCCAGCAACAGCATTATTTGCAGATGGATATAATCCAACCTCAGAAATTAAGTATCTTTGAGATGTTGGCATTTCTGCTTTAAATACTATCTTTTCAATGCCATCTTCGTTAATAAATCCTTTTGCAATAATGGGTACTCTAAATGCTTCAAAGTCTAAAGACTGTACAGATGCTGATATTGTTGGCTCTTCTCCAGTATTAACAGGTCTTGCTCCAACACCAGCAGAGATATGTGACGCAAAGGATGGGGCTTGGCCAAGTAAATATTTGGCAATAATTTGTTTTCCGTCAGTTGTAATAGCCATTAATTGTTCACCTCATATATTGTACCAT